ACCAAACCAACAGTACAATCTGATGAGACAGCGTTAGTGACTGGTGATTTATGGATTGATACCAGCGATATTGAAAACTATCCTCAGATTTACAGATACAACTCAGCAACTGTTACATGGACTTTGATTGACAATTCAGATCAAACCACAGAAGATGGTATCATATTTGCTGATGCACGTTACAACACTTCAGGAGCCAACAGCGACACACCAGGCACCATAGAAGCGTTATTAACTTCTAACTTTGTTGATTTTGATGCTCCAGATCCAACATTGTATCCAAAAGGCATGTTGTTGTTCAACACACGCAGAAGTGGATTCAACGTTAAAAAATTTGTGAGAAACTATGTTGATCTTACTGATCAAAATACAAGATTCAGTGATGAAAACATGACTGCATACTATCCTCATAGATGGGTTTTAGAATCTGGCAATCAAACCAACGGTGCTGGTAGCTTTGGTAGAAAAGCACAGAGAAAAGTTGTTATCCAAGCATTACAAGCATTGGTCAACAACAATGATGCCATCAGAGATGATGCTTCTAGAATATTCAACTTGATAGCATGTCCTGGTTATTCAGAATTGATCAGTGAAATGATTTCATTAAATTATGACAGAGGTTTAAGTGCTTTTGTTGTAGGAGATTCACCATTTAGATTGACTCCAGATGCCACTTCATTGAACGAATGGGCAACCAACGTGAATCTAGCAGTGCAAGACAGTGACGAAGGATTAGTTTCATTTGATGAATACATGGGTGTGTTTTATCCATCAGGATTCACCAGTGACAACTTTGGCAACGACATTGTGGTGCCAGCCAGTCATATGATATTGAGAACTATTGCATTGAGTGACCAAGTTTCTTATCCATGGTTTGCTCCAGCAGGCACAAGACGTGGTGGCATAACAAACGCATCAAGTGTGGGTTACATCACATCAGAAGGTGAATTTGAGAGCATAGCATTGAACGAAGGTCAAAGAGACACATTGTATACTTCTAATGTGAACCCAATCACTTTCATCACAGGTGCTGGTTTAGTCAACTATGGTCAAAAAACCAGAGCAAGAAATGCTTCAGCACTGGACAGAATCAACGTTGCTAGATTGGTTATCTACTTAAGAAGTCAATTGAACAGATTGGCCAAACCATATGTGTTTGAACCCAATGACAAAATTACTAGAGACGAAATTAAACAGCAAGCAGAAGGTCTAATGCTAGAGCTAGTGGGACAAAGAGCACTATACGACTTTATCGTGGTGTGCGATGAATCCAACAATACTCCAGCCAGAATAGATCGTAATGAATTGTACTTGGACATAGCAATTGAACCAGTTAAAGCAGTTGAGTTCATTTACATACCGTTGCGTTTGAAAAACACAGGAGAAATAAGCGGTTTATAATAACTTTATAAATACTAGCAATAGGAGAAACAATGAGTATATCTACACTATCTAAATTGACAGTACCTTTGGCCAGCAACGCAAGTGCAGGCAGTCAAGGTCTGTTGATGCCAAAATTATCGTATCGTTTCAGAGTCACATTGGAAAATTTTGGTGTATCGACTCCAACCACAGAATTAACTAAACAAGTTATTGATGTTACAAGACCTAACGTAAGTTTTGAAACCGTAACATTAGATGTGTACAACTCTAAAGTTTATCTTGCTGGTAAACACACTTGGGAACCTATCACATTAAATTTAAGAGAAGATGTGAACAATAATGTACAAAAATTAGTAGGCGAACAGCTACAGAAACAATTTGACTTTTATGAACAATCTGCTGCTGCTTCAGGATCTGATTACAAATTTGTAACTAGAATTGAAGTGTTAGATGGTGGTAACGGAGCAAATGCTGCCAACATTTTAGAAACTTTCGAATTGTATGGTTGCTATGTAGATTCAGCAAACTATAACACATTGGCTTACAACACCAACGATCCTATCAGCGTGACATTATCTATCAGATATGACAATGCTATTCAAACGCCTCAGGGTACAGGAATTGGCACCGCAATAGGTCGTACAATTAATACTCTTGCCACAGGCGGCGGACAATAATTTAAACATCTTAAATTGATTCAAAAAGGGGTCTAAATGGCCCCTTTTTTTATTTTAGCAGCATAGATTTACAACACATAAATATTAGCATGCCAAACATATTAAAACCTTTTTTAGATAATCTTTTCAAAGGAGCTTTAAATCCCAAAGGCAACCTTGCTGACTATCAACATGGACAAAGATTATTTGTGGATGACAGTTTTAGATTGGCTCCAAAACAAAAGTTTCTTTACCACGTATCATTCAATATTAACTCTCGCGCCACAGCAATTATTCCTAATTTCAATTCCACTGTTGGCGAAGAATTAAACATGTTGGTAAAATCTGTGGATTTACCCAAATACACCATAGACACTGTGACCAAAAATCAATACAACAAAAAAAGAAAATTACAAACTAGAATAAATTATGATCCTATTCAAGTAGTATTTCACGATGACAACTATGGCATAACCACTGCTATGTGGCAGATGTATTATCAATATTATTTTAAAGATGGAAACTATGGCAAAAAAGATCAAACCAAAACCATATCCAGCACTGTGCCTGATCAGTACAACAGAGGAAATACCATATCAGGAGACACGGCGAACAAATATAGATATGGAATGGATTCTGATTCTTTTCAACCTTTTTTTACCAGCATACAAATTTATCAAATGGCTAGAAAAAGATACACCTGTTACACATTGGTGAATCCATTGATAACCAATTGGCAAGGAGACACGTTATCATATGGCAGCAATGATCCAGTGGCCAACAGTATGACCATAGAGTTTGAAACAGTATTCATGAGCAGAGGACCAGTAACTGCTGGATCAGCACCCAAAGGATTTGGTGTTAGACACTATGATAAAACTCCAAGTCCGTTGTCATTGCCTGGTGGAGGAACCACTAGTGTGTTTGGAGTGGGCGGAGTATTGAGTGGACTTTTCGGATTAGGTGGAGACAAAAGTGCTTTCAGTGATATTGAATCGGGCGGTGCGGGATCTGGTAGTTTTTTAAAAACAGTTATAAGCAGTGCTAACAGACTTAAAAATTTAAAAAAATTAAACAAAGAAGGTTTGAGAGAAGAAGGATTCAATATAGTCAAAGAAGGAATTGGCAGAGTGGGCGGAACCAATGTGAGTGGTGTGGCCAACACACTGTTTCCTAAAAACACCCCTGTGGCTAATAATGTAACCAAAGCTGAGTTAAAAAGAAGATAATTTATGTCCAGTGAAAATATTATCAATTCTGATTTTCCTGAATTAGATGTTTCAATTCCTAATATTAATCCTAGAGAATTGAGTGTTACTAACAAAGAAAAAATCAATACCTCAAACAATGTTCCCAGTACTGTTTCAAACACTGATAGTGCTCAGCCAGTTAAAACATTTTTTGACAAATATTTTGTTGAGCCTATCAGTATTCCAGCTGGTGAAATAGATGCTGTGATAGGATTTTTTGAAAAAAGAAATTTTGAAAAAACTGCAGCAGTTAGTGTTTCCACAATTTTATTACAGCAGGCTAAGTTAGATAATGTGAATATTTTTCAACTGTTGGATACTTTAAAAGGATTGAATGAATTACAATTGAGTAGTGTTGTTGCAGAAATTTTAAATGTAAACAGATCAAAAATTTCCACACTAGGATTCAAAGTGGCCAACAATCAAAATCAATTCGAAAAACGCAACATAGTGGTATAATCAGATGCCTCGACGTTTTGCTCAAGGTAAATTTACTTTAAAAAATCCTGAAAAATATCTAGGAACCAAAGACCCATTGTATAGATCCAGTTGGGAATTTGCTTTTATGAAATTTTGTGATGAAAGTCCTTCCATTGCCAAATGGGCCAGTGAAGCAGTGAGAATACCTTACAGAAATCCTCTCACCGGAAGATACACCATATATGTGCCAGACTTTTTTATCAACTATGTGGACAAGGGTGGACAACCACATGCAGAGATAGTTGAAATCAAACCACAGAATCAATCATTGAGAGAAAAAGTGGGAAAAAATTTAAACAATCAAGCCAGCTACATTTTGAATCAAGCCAAATGGGAAGCTGCCACTGCATGGTGTCGTCAAAAAGGCTTAAAGTTCAGAGTGATCAACGAAACCGATATTTTTCACCAAGGCAGCAAGCGCCGATAAATAATACTATCATGACCAAAAAATTAGAAGATCTATTGAATCTACCAGAATCCAAAGACATAGTGATGGAAGAAAAAAATAAAAAAGAACAAGAAAAATCTTTGGATGCTCAAAAAGAAACCCTGCGAGACATTGCTGAGTTTGACAAGATCACTGCAGCACTGCCCATGGTGAAAGATTTGGGCACAATGGCTGATGAAGAACTGGATGAAATAGCCAAAAAAGCCATGACTGCCTATGACGATTTGATGGACTTGGGCATGAACGTGGAGAGCAGATACAGTGGTAGAGTGTTTGAAGTGGCTGGCAACATGTTGAAAACCACACTGGAAGCCAAAGCTGCCAAAATAGACAAAAAGCTCAAAATGATAGACCTACAAATACGCAAACAAAAGATGGACAGAGATGGCGGAATTGACGATTCTAACATGGTACAGGGTGAAGGCTACGTGGTTACTGATCGTAACAGTTTGATTGAAAAACTTAAAAATATGGATAAATAAACACATATGGAAACAGAATTTAAAAAAATACTGGCAGAAAGTAAAAAAACCTACAGATTTAAATTGGGTTTGGCTGGTGAATTGCCTGAAAATATCAATGATACTTTGAAACAAGCACTTAGCAAATATGAAATAGTGAGTTTGTCCAAAGGTAAAAAAACTCCAATCACAGAAAGACCACTGGATTTCCCCAAACTACAGAACATGGAAGTCACATACTTTGATGCTGAATTGGCCTATCCTACCACTCCAGAAATTTTAGAACAATACGTGAGTTTGATCACAAAGATTCCAATGAGTCATGTGATAGTGAGAACAGACGTACAGCATGCGGATTATCCCACAGACAAAAAAGAAGAACCTTATGTAGCAAAACTTGAAACCCCATTAGAGCAAGCAGATAAGAAAGCACAAGATCAAGTGGGACAAAAGAGAGTCACAGAAATTTTAAAACAGATGGAAAAAGACAGAAAAGCAATCACTTTTGCCAAAGAAGATTCAAAAAATAAAAAAGAAAAACAATTGCAGGACAGAGAAGAGAAAGCCTCTACATCACCTTTAACCAAAGTCAAACACGATAAATAGAGTTATGGATATCAGAGATATATTAAGCAGGATTGATAAAGTTCAAAACCCTAAAGAACTTGCCAGCGAGATTGTTAAGTCTAATCTTACAGAAGCAGCATCTATCAGTGTGAACATGTATGGCAATACACCTGACGAAGTTCAAGCCATGTATCAAATTTTTAAAAATGCAGGATTGACTCCTCCAACACCAGCAGTGGTTGGACCTGCTCCAGTAGAAGCTGAAGAGAAATCAGTGGGTGAGGATGATAGATATCAAGCTAGCACCACTCCAGATCCTAAATATGCCTCAATATCAGACACAGTGGATCCCACAGGTGATGACCTTCATAAAAAGAAAAAAATGTATGCCAGAAGTCAACCAGGCGACAATCCAATGGCTGTGAAAGAAGATGAAATTTCATTGGCAGAAAAAATTAAATCACAACTAACTCAAGACTATGCTGCTTTTAAAGAAGGTGCAGTCAAAGGCATGTTGATGGATATGGAATCAGACGCAGCTGAAATGAACAAAGACGAATTCATCAAAAAACACGGTCAAAGACATGCAGATATTTGGGATAGAATAAATTCTGAAAATCCTGATTCAAATTCTGATTCTTTTGAAGATATTGAACTAGAATAATCACTTCACAAACAAATTACCTCGCATTTAATCAGATAAGTACTACATATGAGTACCAAAAGTCTGGATGGAGTTCTTACCAAAAAAGCACACACCAGGGAAAAATACACTGAATCACAATTGAATGAGTTGGCTGCTTGTGCAGACACCACTCTGGGATATCTTTATTTTGCCAA